CGCTAAAACTACTAGTAAAGAAAAAACAACATCTGAAGATGAAGATGGTGCTGTAGAAGAAAGCAGATTTACTGCTTTATCTAAAGACCTATTCAAACTTGGTGTTTTCTCTAAAGAAGATGATGAGGCTGATACTCCTATAAATACTCCTGAGGAATTTTTAGAAAGATTCCAAGCAGAGAAAAAGAAAGGAGCTATTGAAGTTGTAAACAACTTTATTGGTCAATTTGGAGAAGATTACCAAGCAGCATTTGATGCTATCTTTGTAAAGGGTGTTGATCCTAAAGAATATTTTGGTACATATGGAGCCATTCAGAATTTTACTGAAATGGATTTAGCTCAGGAAACTAATCAGATAGCTGTTCTTAAACAAGCTTTAACTGATCAAGGATTTGAGCCTGAGGATGTAACAACAGAAATAGAGAGACTTAAAAACTATGGTGATCTTGAATCAGTAGCTACTAAACACCATAAAGTCTTAATTAAAAAAGAAAGTGCTAAGCTTCAACAATTGGAGCAACAAAGAAGTGCAGAATTACAACAACAGCAAGCTGTTAAGCAACAATACTATCAGAATGTACAATCAGTACTTACAGATAAGTTAAAAGCTAAAGAGTTTGATGGTATTCCACTTAACCCAAAATTGGCTGGTGAACTACAAGATTTCCTCCTTACAGATAAATATAAAACAAATTCTGGTGAAACATTAACAGACTTTGATAAAACTATCCTGGAGCTAAAACGTCCTGAGAATCATGAGAAGAAAGTAAAGCTTGGTCTATTATTAAAAATATTAGAAAAAGATCCTACTCTCTCTACAATTCAAAAGAATGGTCTTACTAAAAAGTCAAATGAGTTATTTGGTGAAGTGGCTAGACAAGCAAGCAAAAGTTCGGTGAAATCTTCTAAACCTGCTAGTTCTACTTCATGGTTTGCATAAACAATTTATATAACAAAAATTAAAAAAATAACAAAATGGCAATTCAAACAATTCCAGGTTTAACTGGTTTTACTTACGCAAGAGTCGCTTCTATGGATAAGCGTGCTGTAGGTAAATTAACAGATGCTAACCACTTGGAAAGCTTTCACTCTACAGAGCCTGCTGATTATGATAAGAAAATCATCAGCTTGTATACTCAGAGTTCTCTTTACAGTAATGATTTCTTAGACATGATTAACAAGTCTACTCCTTACTACATTGATAACAATAGTGATGCTTGGAAGTGGCAGGTAGCGGTTCCTTATAAGTTCCCAAAAATCATTGACATCCCTAACAGCACTTTAGCTTTAAGCAAGCCAGGTATTGATGGTCAAGAATTCCAAGCTGTATTGGATACTAATGAGTTTTCTAAGAACGCAATCGTTTCTGTAGGTTCTCGTCAGTATGGTCCAAGATTCTATGTAATCAAAGATCCTCAACCATGGAATGCTGGTTTCTTATACACTTTCAATTTGATTACAGATAATCCTCAAGTGGATTTCGTAAGCCCTGTATTCTTATCAACTGGTATTGAATTAGAATTAGTTGATGCTGCTATTGGTGAATTCGATCAAGACTTATTAGGTCTTCCTCGTTTAGGTGAGCAAATCACAATGTTTGAATCTTTAGGTTCTGCATATGGTTATGAGCACAAAATCACTGAGTGGGCTGATGACAAAATGATGAGAGATGCTTCTGGTAAGCCTTTAGATATCTTGGTTTATGCTCCTCAAAGACGTAACCAATTACCTTTAACTCGTAATGATGTTAAATGGGAACCATTTATTGAGTTCTGGATGCGTAAGTCTATGTTAGAATTAAAAGTTAAGCGTATGATCTGGGCTAAGCCTGGTACCGTTAAGACTAGTGGTTCACAACAAAACTTAAAAAGAACTTCTGCTGGTGTTTACCACAGAATGAGAAATAACGGTAACTTAGTTCAATATAATCGTGGAGAATTCACTGCAAACTTGATTCGTTCTGTGTTTGGTGATTTATTCTACAGACGTGTGGATGTTAAGGATCGTAGAGTTAAAATGTACACTAACGAAGCTGGGTTTGACGTGTTCCAACAAGCTTTGAAGAATGATGCTTTAAATTCTGGTTTAACTTTCATGGCAGATAGCGGAAATCGTTACATGCAAGGTGAAGGACAGCATATCACTTATAACTTTGCATTTGATGCAATGGTTACACGTGAGACTGGACGTGTTGAGTTAATTCACTTGAAAGAGTTGGATTTACCACAAACAAACTTAGAATTTGGACAAAACAAGAAGTCTACTCCAGTATTTATGGTATTTGATGTTAGCCCAATGAGCGATGGTTCAATGATTAACAACATCAGAGAAGTACGTATGAAAGGTGCTCCTTCTATGACTTGGGGATATATTGATGGAACTCGCCACCACTTAGGTTTTGCTAAGTCTCAAGGTATGAGCTCTGCAAACAAGTTCCCTGGTTATGAAATTTGGATGAAAGATCGTTGTGATGTTTTCATTGAAGACTTGTCTCGTACAGTTTTGATTGAGGAAATACCACAATTCTAAAAAATATCTAAGGGTAAAATCCTTAGACAAATACCGAGAAGAATTCCCCCCCACTCCTCCAAGTGGGGGAGTCTTCTCAAACTACAGATGGATGGGCTAGTGTGTCACTAGTCGCTCTCCCTTCACTGGGAACCATCTGCAAATAAACCAAACAAAAAACAACTACATATGGGTAAGATAGGAAAGATCTCCACTTTAAAAAAGGAGTATAATAACTCTCAGTTACAAACTATGCAAGGCGGACTTGCTATGAAAGGCTTAACAAGAATTCCTGGTACAGGAGTATTTAAGTATCCTTACAAGGAACTTGATGGTCAGTACAGAACAGGACTTGATCCACAAGCTGCATACATTAGAAGAATTCAAGATACTCTAGAAAGAGAATTAGAAGTTGAAAGAGTAACTAACTTACGTAAGAAACTTGAAGCTGCTTTAGGTGATATTGACTTAGGACCAAGATCTAATTTTTGGAACTATGGATTATCAACTTCAACAGATGATGTTCTTCACGTACAACCAGTAAAGCTAATGGATGGTGATAATTATTTTGATTTCACTAATACATTACAAGAATTAGCTTTTTCATGGTTAAGAGTGCATCCTACTATTGCTTCTAGCTACCAAGCTTGGGAGCGTGGTGAATATCCTGCAGATGTACAATTTTATGTGGCTGATGATGAGATTGAAAATGCAGTTGTATTTAAAAAGAAACAACTTATCAATAAAGCTATTGTTAAGTTTGATTCTATGACTCCTGAGAAGAAGAAGAAAGTTGCAAGACTTTTAGGTCTTCCTATCACTGAAGATACTAAAGAAGAAGTTGTATACAATCAAGTAGATAACATGTTGAAACAAACAGAGTTTAAAAATGGTAAATACCAAGGTTTAAATCCTGTAGAAATCTTTAACAGATTTGCTGATATGAAGGAAAACTTATTACATATCAAAGACTTAGTAAAACAAGCACTTACCCATTCAGTTTATAGAACAAAGCCTAATGGCAAGATTTATGAAGGTGAATATGAAATAGCAAGCGATGAAGATGATTTAGTTAAATTCCTTGCAAACGAAGACAATCAAGACCAACTATTAACATTAGAAGGTAAATTGAAAACTAAAAAATTAGCATCTGTATGATCCCAGTAGATAGTTTATTATATAAGATTGATCAGAAACTAAATAAACTATCAACTAACGAGCATCAACAAATTAACCTAGAAGACAAAATCCTAGCTTTAAATGAAGCTCAGATTAAGCTTATAAAGCAAAAGGTTGATGGTCAAAATACGGTATCTGGTTTAGGTCTCGATGCTTTTAAAAAGCGTTATGAAGATCTCCAAAGTTTGGTGATAACTTATAATCACCAACCATTAACTTTAACTTTGTTAAATGCTGAGTTAAATCAATGGAAAGCAAATATACATTTACTGGTTCCAAAATATATGTTCTATATAGATAGTTATATATTAGCAGATAAAGGAAGATGTACAGATAGAAAGATTTGGATTAATAGAGATTTGGCTAAACATGGTGATATTCAGTTCATTCTGAACAATGATCATTACAAGCCTTCTTTTGAATACCAAGAGACATTCAACTTTATATCTTCTGATGAGATAAGTATATTTACAGATGGTACTTTTACACCAAAGCAAATATATATATCTTATATGAGATATCCTGAATACATTAATAAAGAAGGATATATCATGCTTGATGGATTACCATCATTCAATCAGGATTGCGAATTAGAAACATACTTAGAAGATGAGCTTTTGGACATTACAGTTCAAAGTCTAGCTATGTACACAGAAAACATGTCTGCAGTTCAAACTGCTCAAATGAGAATACAGACAAACGAATAACTTTTTACAATTTAAAATAAAAAACAAATGGCAGACTTTTCTCTAACCACGCTCTTTGTATCTCCAGTAGGAAACACACTCCCTAGCTCTGGATCTACTCAGAATTTGACCCCAGGTCAATTTGGTATATTCAAAAATGATTATACTTATGCAACAGCAGGTAATATTGCTGCTGCTCCTTATTTCTACGTTGCTCAAGGAAGAGTAAACACCTATCTTCAAGGATCTAAAAGATCTGATAAGATTGCTGGTGCTTTAAATTCTGGAGGTAATGGTAGATCAAATGTTACAGAATGGTACAAAGTTACAGGATCTCCTGTTGCTGCGAATCAAGTAACTGAAGTTGTTAACTTCAATGTAAAGGCAGGTGAAATTATCACTTTAACTTTACGTGCTTTCTCTAGCTACATTAACACATTGTACTTCAATGGTTTCACTCGTTCAGTAACAGTAAACGCTCCTTGCTTAGCATGTGGTGGTGATCCTTGTGCTGATGTAGATGTACCAGAATTAATTGATCGTTTAATCTATCAATTAGAATTACGTGCTCCAGGTGACAACCCTGATAACATTAGCTTTGACACTTTCTATCAATTCCAAAGAATTGGTAATGATCAAAATGCTAAATTAGTTATTAGTGGTAAACCATTAACTCAATATGGACAGCCTTGTGATGTTGCTGCATTCCCTTGGGAGTATGACCGTATGGTTTTCCGTACATTCATCTTTGCAGGACCTGCTACAACTGCTGACTTCATTGTTGCTGATCCTTGTAATATGGTTGCTGAACCAGTTATTACTCAACGTGCTTCTTATGTTGCTGGTACTTCTAGTGAAATAGCTCAATTAGAAAAGAATTTCTATAGCTACCAAGCTGGATACTTAAAGCATCTTTACAGAATGGTTGGTTATAACGAAAACTTTGAAAGCTGGGTATCTGATGGTACAACTTATGATACCTTCTACATCAAGTTTAACGATTATGACAAATCAGCTTACCAATGGGGTGACTATATTTATGAAGATGCAACTGTAATCATTGCTGTTCCACAAGCTCAAACAACTGCAGTTAATGCAATCTTGGCTGCTGCTTTAGGTGCTGCAACTGACGAAAGTGCTCCTATCACTTCTACTACAAGCACTACAACTACTGTATGGCCTAGTACTTCAACAACAACTACTCTGATCCCTTAAGGAATAAGGTAGTTATCATATAACCTATGCCAGAGGGTGAGAGGATTAATTCTCAAATCCTCTGGCATTATTATTTTAAAGAACATGACTTTAGATTTTTTAGTAATTAATACATTTAGCACAAGAACATTAGGAATAGCAGATATATCAACTTATGATACTAATCCTCCTGTGGTAGTTGCTCCAACAATGGAAATTACTATTCCTGGATATCCTGTTCCTGTTTCTATTCCATTTATTCCTTTAGACTTTAATGTTTACAATTCTATTACATTAGGACTCAATACTTTTTCAGGAGGTACACAACCTCTTCCAGATGGTGTATATTTCTTAAAGTATTCTGTTTCACCTGCATATTTAAACTATACAGAGAAGAACATTATGCGTACAGAAAGAATACAAGAGAAGTTTGATAATGCATTTATGAAGCTTGATATGATGGAATGTGACTTGGCTATTAGAAAGCAAGCAAAGGTGAATCTTAATAGTATTTACTATATGATCCAAGGGTCAATAGCTGCTGCAAATAACTGTGCAATAGATACAGCGAATACATTATACATACAAGCAGACACTATGTTGAATAATTTTATTAGTAACAACTGTGGTTGCTCTGGAAATAATTATCAAATCAACTTCGTTTAACATGGCAAATTGTAGAGACTGTGGCATCAAAGTAGGATGTGGATGTCAATTAATTAATGGCTTATGTTCAGCATGTTATAATGCTGCTAAAAAGGCAAATCAAAGAATTAAAGATGTTATCACCAAGATTAACCGACTGTATTGAATGTGCTAGTATATCTGCACTTTTAGAAGATATTAATTTGAAATTAACAGCATTGGCAGTTAGTCAATATAATAATATTATATTCTCATTGAACAATTATATCCCAGGTGAGGTAATTGGCGATCTATTAAATTATAAACAAATATTAACATATAAACAATGTAATCCTAGTTACTGTGAGAGATTTACAGTGCAAATGATTGCTAGTAGAGTTATATTGTTAATTAATAAATAAGTAAAAAATGTCTTGCGATAGTTGTTATAACGGATGTGTAGAAACTGTATCTGATGAATGTGTTAGATATACAGGAATAGATTATGCTGCATTAGGTGTTGAAACAGGAGATAATTTAGTTTCTGTTGAACAAGCTATAATGAATGCTTTAGTTCCTTTATTAACTGGTGTAGGAGATCAAATTACACTTAGTGCAGGAGATGTGTGTGCACTAGTTACTGGCTATCTTACAGCAGGTTTAACTCATACATCTAAAGAATGGATTACAGCCCTCTCTAAAGGAGAATGTAATTTACAAGCACAGATTGTAGCTATTAATAATACATTAGCTATACTTAATGCTGACTATTCAACAGGTTGTTTAGGGATATCAGCTTCTACTGATACACACGATGTATTACAAGCTGTTATTGTAAAACTTTGTGCAGTTGCTAGTGATTTAGTTGATTTTGAAATTAATGTAAATAGTAACTATGTAAAGCTTGCTGATTTAAATGCCCTAATTGCGGCTTATTTATCTGAACAAGGTGGTTCTACCCAAAACTATCTAAAGATGGTTCCTTACACAGCTGTGGAGTATTATGGGCCATTGACAAACTTTGATGGTACAGGTGCTGGATTAGTTAACTTAGGATGGGATAAAATATACTTATGTAATGGAGCTAATGGTACTCCTGATAAAAGAGGTAGAGTTGGTGTAGGTGCTATTTTAACTCCTGGAGTTGTAGGTCCTCCATTAGATCCTGAAGTAGACCCTTCATATAGCGGTAATCCAAATTATGCTAAATACACAACAGATGGTGCAAATACTGTAACATTAGATATTACACAAATACCTTCTCATACACATACTGCAAATGTAACAAATGATCCAGCAACTGTAACAGATCCTGGTCATAGTCACTATGTTGGTAATACACCAGAAGGTTGGTCAAGTTCAGGAAGTATTGGTATTGTAAATAGAACTCCTTATAATGTTCAAACATCAACTGCTTATACAGGTATATCTGTGGCTACGCACGTGGGTGTTACTATTGATACCACTGGTAATGATGTGAGTCATAATAATATTCAACCAGTTCTTGGTACTTATTATATTATGTATATTCCTTCTTAATATTTAAACTTTTTATAAAATGGCTTGTCTTCCTTGTGAACCTTGTTACTCTGCTTATTATCATCCTGTTCCTGTTGGATGTAGCAACACTATGGTAACATCAAATAATACATACTATGTTGGTCCAAACTTACCAAACTCAGGTGTTTCAAATGGAGATTGTTTGACATTAGCATTAGAAAAAATAGATAATAATTTAAGTGCTGCATCTTTGTTAACAGCAATTGCAGCAAACCCAACATTAAAAGCTCAATTCTGTGCAATAGTAAATAACTGTTAAAACCAATAAAAATGACAGTATTAATAACACTAACTACAGCAGGTGATAATACAGGACCTTTTAATTTATATTCAAATGAAGATGGGTTCTCAACAATTATTACATCTGGTATATCTAGAGCTCAATTAATAGCTGGATATGAAGCAACTGTTCCTGATGGAACAACAGAAGTACTTCTGCAATCTGTAGGAGCTTGTGATAGAGATCTTTATTTAAATGTAGTAGGTGCTCCTACTACCACTTCAACTACAAGTAGTACAACTAGTAGTACAACTTCTTCAACTACAACACCTAATCCAGATGCATTGTATTTAGCTCAAATAGGAAGATATGCTAATGAAGATGGATGTCCTAGATCTTCAGTTTTAAGAGTGTTTTTAGATGCTTCTGATTATGCATTATTTGTTGCTAATGGTTACTCATTTGCAGGTCTTGGAGGAGGTTCTTCAACAACTTGTACAGCAATTGCTAGAAATTCTATAGGAAGTCCTATAACTGGTCTATTGTTTGATACAGATAACATAACTTGGAATCTTACAAGTGGTAGCTTTGATTATTATAGTTTCCAATGTTAAAATAATCAAAAACCTTGGTTGTTGGTTTCCAAGGTATCCCCTGGCCTTTCTAGGCTGGGGGTTTTTGTTTTATCTCTAATTAGATTGATTAAACTATATAATCAAATTAGTTAATTAAATTTGGTAAATATCAAAATTTATTCGTACCTTCACACTAATTTTAACTAAATTAAACCTATATGCCTGAGAACCAATCCCTTTTAGA